AACAAAGATGGGTATTCTTGGCTTTGTTACTTCAGATGCCACTAGGACTATATCGCTTACCTACAATGGCGAAGATAGAAATACCCACGTTAATACGCCTCTGGCTAATCTACATAATGACTTGGCTGGGTTACAGGGCGGAGTTGCTACTGAGTATTTTCACTCTACCTCTGCTGAATATACCGGCACAGGTACTGGAGTCTTTGTAAGGGCAACAAGCCCTACCTTAGTAACGCCAGATCTAGGCACTCCAAGTGCGTTAGTAGGCACTAACATAACCGGCACAGCTACAGCCTTTACTGCCAGTAACGTAACCACCAACGCTAACTTAACAAACGAAGCCACTTCATCTGGAAGCAATGCAGTAACCTTAACCAACTCAGCGGTTATAGGTAAGGTCTTAACTGGATACACATCAGGGGCGGGTACAGTAGCGGCTACAGATACTATTCTTCAGGCGATAGAGAAGTTGAATGGGAATACTGCAGCAGTTCCCGGTACAGTAACTTCAGTCTCAGTAGTATCAAACAACGGCTTTGCTGGCACAGTAGCTACGGATACATCTACTCCGGCTATAACCCTAACAACAACAGTAACAGGTATGTTGAAGGGCAGCAATGTATCGGGAGTTGTAAGTGCCGGAACAAGTGGCGCTGATTACTCTGATGGCACTTCGCTCCTAGCTACCGGCATATTAAAGAGTACAACTACAACTGGCGCATTAACTATAGCTGTGGCAGCAGACTTCCCTACGCTCGATCAGGATACAACTGGAACAGCCTCCAAGACTAACGCTCTTAATTCAGCCACTACAGTAGTTAATGTATCCTCTGCAACGGCTCCTACTGCTGGTCAATACTTAATAGCAACAAGTGGAACGGCGGCAACTTGGCAAACTCCTGCCAGCCCCGCTCCTTTCGCAGCAGGCACTGCAATGGTGTTTAAGCAAACAGCGGCTCCTACTGGCTGGACCAAGGTTCTAACTAATGATAATTCAGCGTTAAGGGTTGTTACTGGAACCGCATCTACTGGTGGCTCTGTAGCGTTTACTACAGCATTTGCAAGCCAAGCCGTTACTGGAACAAATGCGATTTCAGGCGCTACTACGCTGACCACAGCCCAAATGCCAGCACATACCCATACTTCCGGTGTTGCATCAAGTTTCGCGCCAGTATCGGGAGGTGGTCTACAAGGCTGTGCAAACTCCTCAACTGGCTCCACAGGAGGTGGTGGCTCACATACTCACACTGCGGGAGCATTTACAGGTACAGCAATTAACTTAGCGGTGGCGTATGTTGATGTAATTGTTGCAACAAAAGATTAACTAATATAACCGGAGCAAACAAATGAAACTAACAATCATACCTTCCGATGAGGCTGTCTATGAAGACGGACTCTGTTATTTAAATCTGGTATGGGAAGGAACCCCCGTTAATGTACACGCTCTTCAATGGCAAGATGTTGCTGGCTGGATTGAGTATGATGACCAACCTAATGAAGATATAACAGTCCTGCCTGAGTGGGCATATAATGCAATGGCTGCATGGACGGTGGCTAACACCCCAATTCCTCCAGAGCCGCCTACAGCCGCAGAGAATCAAGCAACTGCTTCTGGTATTTTAAGTTCTACTGACTGGACAACCATAGCTGATGTAGCTGACCCTATTAACAGCCCGTATCTAGCAAATCAGGATGAGTTTATAGCGTATCGTAACGAGATTAGAAATATAGCTGTTTATCCAACTGCCGGTGATTTAGTTTGGGCTACCCCTCCAGTAGAAGTTTGGAAATAAGGAATAAATCATGGCAAGTACATACACACCAAACCTAAAAATTGAATTGATGGCTACTGGCGATCAGGTTAATGGATGGGGCGATACAACCAATAGCAACCTTGAGAACGGATTGGAGCAAGCTATTGTTGGTCGCGGTGTGGTTGAATACACCAGCGACGCAAATAAGACCATTACCCTTACTGAGTCAAACTCTAGTCAAGACGCAAGAAACCTATTCTTGTACGTTGACACTGATATGTCTACAACCCTTACTGTGACTAGGGACTTAATAGTCCCAACAATAGAGAAAACATATATTGTTCACAATGATACGGCAGGCGCACAGAGCATTAGAGTAAAGACATCGGGTGGCACAGGAATAACAATTCCTAATGGCAAAAAAGCACTTCTGTATGTAGATGGGACTAACGTAATAGATCAACTTAATTACCTTGCATCCGCAGAGATTGGAACGCTAACCCTTACTAACCCAGTACCAATTGCCTCTGGTGGAACCAATGCAACCAGTGCCAGTACAGCCAGAACAAATCTTGGGCTGGCTATAGGCACAGACGTTCAGGCATACAATGCTGGTCTTCAGGACATATCTGGGTTAGCCAAGACAAATGATAATTTCATAGTTGGGGACGGAGCTAACTGGGTAGCTGAATCAGGAGCTACAGTAAGAACGTCATTGGGCTTGGGCAGCATGGCTGTTCAGGATTCTAATTCGGTGTCTATTTCTGCTGGAACCGCAACACTAACATCAATAACCACTAATTCTGCCACAATAACTGGCGGGACAATTACAGGCATTACTGACTTAGCCGTGGCTGATGGTGGTACGGGGTCATCCTCTCTTACTTTAAACAGCGTCTTGATAGGGAATGGAACTGGCGCTTTATTAGCTGTTGCCCCAAGTACAACTGGAAATGTGTTAACTTCTAATGGAACGGCATGGACCTCAACGGCTGCTGCACCTTTCTTTGCGTCAGGGACGGTTATCCCGTTTTACAATACTAACGCCCCTACTGGATGGACTAAGCTAACCACTCAAAATGATAAAGCGTTAAGAGTTGTATCTGGTAGCGGCGGAGTTAGCGGTGGGTCAGTAGCCTTTTCAACTGCATTTTCTAGTCAGGCTGTTACAGGGACAAACGGAGATTCAGGCGCTACTACGCTGACTACAGCACAAATTCCAAGTCACTCGCATACTATTGGTACTGGCGGAGGCAGTTTTAACTCTGTTATAACAAGAGCCGGTCCTTCAGTTAATGGATCAAATTCCACGGACGCCACAGGAAGTGGCGACTCACATACCCACTCAGCCGCTGCGTTTACAGGAACAGCGATTAACTTAGCTGTTCAATATATTGACCTGATACTCTGCAGCAAGGACTAATATGGCTAAAGACGCTAAAGTATTATGCCCATTGATGGGTACTGAGTGCATCGAGGATGGCGCTATTAAAGACGGTGAGCTGGTCAAATGCCGGTTCTGGGTGCATGTGCAGGGTATAAATCCTCAGACTGGCGAGACGGTTTCTAATGGGGACTGTGCCTTTTGCTGGACCCCAATGTTGTTGATTGAGAATAGCCAACAGCAAAGGCAGACTGGCGCTGCAGTAGAGTCATTCAGGAATGAGATGGTAAAAGCTAACGAAGCCAGCCAACAGCTTCTGTTAAACACAACCAAGATAGTTGCAATAGGGCGGGATTGAATATGACCATTAAAGACAAAGCTAAGAAGGCGGTCGCTAAGGTTGATGAGGTTATTATCAAGGCTGACCCTGTTGCGGATAACTTTCTAGACCTAATTAAAAGATCCAAGAGAAGCATGACAGTGATACTGATTATCGGCTTTCTGGTGTGGCTAATAACGTAAGCTGGTTTGTTACGCGGTGGAGACCATCCGCTGCATGGCTGTACCTTTTGATATGCATACTGGACTTTGCTGTCTTTCCAGTATTATGGATGACGCTTCATCCTGAGCAATGGACTCCCCTAACCCTGCAAGGGGCAGGGGTATTTCATCTTAGTTTCGGAGCAATAATCGGGATTTCAGCGCACAGCAGAGGGCAGGAGAAGATTGCTCTAATCAATAGGGAATAATAAGATGTTTCTGCTGGCGCTTCCCTTAGCTACCAAAATCACCATCGCTACAATCATCGCTGTGACGATATTTGGTAGCGGTCTATACTTGGGTAACAAAATAGGCGTAAGTTCGTGCCAGCAGGCTGTAATCGACTCACAGGTACATACCATCGCAGCTATCAAGGAACAGGTCGTTATTTCAGACCAAGTGACCACAGAGTATGTAAATACGGTAGCAAAGATACAAACCAAGTC